TGTTACGTTAATTGCGAGGTTTAATTTAGGTGCGTGGGCTTTGTTCTTGGCAGGTGTTTTTAGCGTGGTGACTTTGGTCCTGTTACCGGGGTTAGTAATCGTTACCTGTTAATAAAATCATTATGTTAGGGGTGTTACCTGCAATTGGGGTGCGCATCCTGTTTCGTTCCCGCCCCTCCCTTTCCGTGCGTTCATGGGGTCGCGTGACCATGTTCGCCGCATCTCGCTTTCTGCTAAAACAACAAATAAAGCTTGTTTTGCGCAAAATAGGCTGTTTTAATGGATTTCACGCAAAACGACAGGAGGTACATTATGGAACTTTTACAACGTTTACAGGATTGCATTGCACGGGGTGCGGCTTTAACAAGTGCCGTTGCACGCGCTCAGTTTGGCGATGACTCCCCCGAGTCACGAACAATTACCCGCCGTTGGGGGATCGAACAAGCGGCAGAAATGGTAGGTGTCTCACAGCCGACCATTCGTGCGGCCGAACTAGATGGACGCCTGCCGGTGCCGGATATGACGCTAAAAGGTAGGGTGGAACAGCGCGCCGGTTATTCTATCGCTCAGATTAACCATATGCGCGACGTGTTTGGAACGCAGCCATATAGACCAGCTGGCGCTGACCCGGTTGTGGTGGGCGTTGCTGCGCATAAAGGCGGCGCATATAAAACCGCGACAGCCGTCCATCTTGCGCAGTGGCTGGCGTTGCAGGGGTTACGGGTGCTGCTGGTGGATGCGACCGACCCGCAGGCCACAGCGTCGCTGTATCACGGCTACGTGCCAGACCTGCACATCCATGAAGACGACACGCTATTGCCCTTCTACCTCGGCCAGCGCGATGACGCCTTTTATGCCATTAAGCCGACCTGCTGGCCGAACCTCGACATTATTCCTTCATGCCTGGCTATTCACCGTATCGAAAGCGAGATTTATCCGCTGGCCGAGGCGGGGAAACTGCCTACATCGCCGCATCTGCTGCTGCGTGCTGCTATCGAATCAGTATGGGACGGCTACGACGTGATCGTGATGGACAGTGCGCCTAACCTCGGCGTAGGCACGTTAAATCTGGTATGTGCCTCCGATGTTGTGGTGGTCCCGACCCCTGCGGAACTGTACGACTATATTTCCGTCCATCAGTTCTTCGCCATGCTGCACGACCTGATTAAAACGGTAGACCTAGGCGGCTTTGAGCCTGACGTTCGGGTGCTGATTACAAAATACAGCCTTCAGCCTGGCAGCCAGTCAACGTGGATGCGCGAAATGATTAGCAGCGCGTTCGGCGACATGGTGCTCGATGAAGTGGTTCGCGTGACGGAAGAAGTGGGCAAAGGTCAGGTTAAGATGCGCACCATTTTTGAACAGGCAAGCGAACAGCGCGGTACTAACCGGGCATGGAAAAACGCGGTCGATATTTGGGAACCCGTTTGTAAAGAGATTTACGAGAAGCTGATCAAACCACGCTGGTCACAGGAGGCCAAATAATGAAACGAGGCGGAATGAGCAAAGCGCCGCAGATTGATATGAAAAATATCAGCGAGACGGCAAAAACCACGGCACAAAGCTCGTCAGTGCCAGCCCTTAACCAGCTGCACGGCGTGCTCAATAAGGCGCAGGGAGACACAATGACCGTGGAGGTCGCAGGCCAGCCGGTGAAATTTACCCTACAGGTAATCCCGGCGGAACAGGTCGAGCGTAAAACCATGGTTTGGGGTGCTAACGAGCGCCTACAGGAACTGCTGACCGAGAGTGCGCTCGATGACCTGATCCCGACATTCACAACCGACGGGCAGCAATTCCCGGCCATCGGGCGCGACGTGAACGGCGTTATCGAGGTCGCTGACGGCAGCCGCCGCCGCAAGGCTGCGATTCTGACCCAAAGCCAGTATTGCATTTGGGTTGGTGAACTGGACGACCGGCAGATGGCCAGCCTGTCAGAAGTCGGAAACGACTACCGCCCGACCAGCGCCTATGAACGCGGCAAGCGCTACAAACGCATGATCGATACCGTGTACAACGGCAACGTTAAGGCGATGACCGAGGCCGAGAATCTGGCGCGCCGCGTGGTGATTCGCTGCCTGGCTACGGCTGAACTCCCGGTCGAAATCATCAAGCTCTTTTCGAACCCGACCGAACTGTCAGCGCGCGCCGGTGAGGAACTGCAAAAGGTTTATAAAGAGCATCCTGTCATCATGATGAACATGGCCGAGGATTTGGCGATGTACCGGCGCACCGAAATTCTGGATGCTGATTTCATCATCAAAACGCTGAAGGGGGCGAAGCCATCGCAGGAAAAACCAGAAGTGAGGGTCAGAACGTTCGGGAAAGGGATAACGGCAAAGTACAAAGGGGATGCGGTGGAAATTTCTATTCAGAACGTGCCGGACAATGTGATCCGTCGTCTGGAAGAACTGTTAGAAAGCATTGAGAAATCGGAGAAAAGTAAAGAGGTGGAAGAACTGTTTCAAAAGCTGGAGGGGAAAACGGGGAAAGCCTGATTAGGTGCCCTTGCAGCACGCCAGCCGCAAGGGCGCATCAACGGTCTTCTACGACAGGAGAACACGCCGATGCACGTAATTTAACATTCGCGTGCACCGGCTCAAAGAGATAAAGCCGCGCCTGCGGCTTTTTTTATTGCGCGGAAATATTACAGGGGAACAGTCGGGCAAACATTCAGCAAGCGCGCCTAATTATTAACCATGCTTTCGACTATTAATTAACAAAATATTCCAAAAGAGATTATTTTGATGCGGCGGAATTTCCTCCCTGAAATAATTAAACGAGCCTAGCTGTCACTGTTAACAAAATATCCCGTTTTGGGTTATTTGCGCCTGTGAAAGATAGTCCGTTTTAGAATATTTCAGGGACGGGCTGATGCCATCTATTTACCCTAACGACTATCGCGCGGTGATTGCCGCACTGGTGCGAATACGTAAAGAAAAGCGGATCACACAAGTCCAGCTGGCTGAAGCTATGCGGGTTAACCAGTCTTTTATTTCAAAGGTTGAGCGCTGCGAACGGCGGCTTGATATTGCCGAGCTACTGCATATCTGTGAATTACTGGATATCCCCGTGTCTGCGATAATCAGCATCATCCCGGCGCGATTTACGTCTATTCAGGACAACCATTAACGGCTGACTGCTAACTGGTGGCGGCGCTGTCAGCTTCAGAAGCGGCTGATGAATCCTGCATTACGGCAGCTAAGTCGCTCACTCCTGTATAAGTAGTGCTGGCTGTGTCTGTTAAATCCGCCGAATCGTCCGTTCCTACTCCCGTTAAGGTAGTAAAGGCGCTGTCCTGGTAAAACTTGCTATCCGACACATTGTAATAACTGCCCGGATTGCAACTAATCCCATCGCCTATCGCAATAAGAGTGAAACCGGGAATTGTGGTTCCACTCTCTGCCTTCGCCACGTTCTGAACAACGTTTGAACCAGAAATCATCATGGCGTAATTGCCTGCTGTATCACTCATTTTTTACCCTTATGAAAGTTCAATAACCATTACGAAACCATCGCCACCGGCACCGCCTGCATAGGCAATTGTTGCCGCGCTCGATGCGCCACCTAATGCGCCGCTGCCACCCGAACCGAGCATGCCTGCGATACCTGCGGACGCCCCGCCGCCTACCGATGCGCCGCCCGCTGCATCTTTGCTTCTGCCACCTCGACCGCTCTGGTTATTTCCTACCATTGTCGCCAGCAACCATCCTCCCATATCGCCCGTAATGTTTTTGATGTTCCCGCCGGTTGCCGTCCCGCCCGCACCGCCTTTGGCTTGCGTAACTGTCGTTGTAGGCGTGGAAATAATTGAAGCGCCGCCGCCGCCATAAGCAATCATCGTTCCGTTAAACGACGATGTACCGCCTGCTGTACCAGTTGATGTGGTCGCTGTACCGCCTGCTCCGACGACCACTGCTGCTGTATCAGGTACGGTTGTTAAATAGCTTTCTGCATACCCTCCAGCGCCACCGCCAGCGCCGCCACACATATAACCGGCTGAACAGGCAACGGCATACATACCCGCCGCTCCTGCTCCCTGCACGCAAACAATCGCCGCATTGGTGCCGGTTGTTTTCGTATAAGTACCCGATGCCTTGAACATCTGGATATTCAGAATCCGACCGCCTTGCTGGGCCGTAAGAAGTGCCTTAATAGCGGCCAGCATCTGTGAGTCGTCATCCGCATCCAGCGTCAGGCCACCGCCCTCAACTACCGCGATCAATTCCCGCTGAATGCCGTTAAAGAATCCGGCATCGAGAACGGTCGGCGACACGCCGGTTGCTACCGAACCATTTGTTAACTCGCCGTCACTGTTGGCGGTAGTGGTATACGCGCTTACTTTTTGCATGATGTAAGAAATCCTCGCCAGTTAAGGCGCTTAGAAATTGGGGGTTTAAAAGGGGGGTTAGTCGGTGGTGCTGGTGTAGGCGAAATTGATGATGACGTGCGACGGGGCCATGCTGGTCAGGCGGCATTCAAGCAGCTTGTTACCCCACGAGCGCAGCGGGTCGCCCGCATAGTTCGCTCCGACCATCGCATAGGTGATCGTGGTTTCGGGGGCCGTAACCAGCATCACAAAAGGCCAGTCTTCGCCGTTCAGGGCTGCACCTGCGCCTGACATTCCGGCCATAGCGCGGCGGTATTGCGTGATGGTCACGCTGTAGCCGAGCGCCTTCGCCTGCGCAATGAAGTACGCGACAGACTGGCCGCCGGTGGCTGTTAATTTGGTTTTTACCGCCTTCTGACGCAGGGCGATCGAATCGCTTTCCCCGATCGCACAATCGTCCGGCAGGCCGAGGGCGCTTTCCCATTCCGACAGCATGATGGTGGCCGTTGAGGGAAACGCACCGGTTAGCAGGGACAGCGCATCGGTATCACTGTTTGCGAACTCGGCAGCCATCGCGGCCAGTACCTGCGTTTGCACCGCGTCGGTATCGCGCGGCCAGACCAGACCGACCGGCATCAGACCCTGCAAGCCGCTGGTGTACTCGTCTACGCTGAATTTACTCATGTATACGTCACCGTTCCCACGACCGGCAGGCCGCCCGTGGCCATCACGACGTTGGTGGTCGGGCTGGTCAGGATGAACCCTTCGGAACCGTCCACGCCCGCAATCGCGGCCAGAATGTCAGACAGGTAAATCGTCCCGCCCGGTTCGCCGTCGTTGAAAAACACGGTGCTGATGGCGGTCGAAATCGCCGTTTTGACCGAATCTGAAGCGCTGGACAGGCCGGAAAAGGTGAACGGGACGAGCGTCTTCACCGGGGAACACACGTAAATCACAGCGGTTGTGGGTTGCTCGGTGTAAATAGCGTTGGCAACGGCCAGCTGGTCGCCGGTGGCAATGCCGCCGGTGTATTGCGTTTCCGACGACGAGACGCCATCCGTGCCGGTCGGGAATCCGCTGTCGTTGGACTCTTCATCCGTATCCAGCATGATATAAATCCCGACCGTTCCCGCGCCCATCAGACGGCGCGTGACCCACGCACGGGTCACGCCGGACACGGCCAGCGCCCATTTTTTGTAGTCGGCATCGCTGCCGCCCTGCGGGGTTTCCTGATAGGCCGACAGCATCCGCGAACGGAATACCTCTTCGTCCTCAATATCTGCGCCACCGGTGACGGCCACCGTCAGCGTGACCGTGCTGTTGATGCCGGAAATAGCTTCATCAAAGGTCAGGACGGTTCCCGCGTCGGCGTTGCCGCTTGCGCCCCCTCCTGTTGAGTCGGTGCTGGTATCAGGCAGAACGGCGGTGATCGTGCCGGTGGCCGTGCCGCCGGTGCCGATGGTGACTTCGGCATCTACGGTGTACTGATAGCCGTCGCTGCGGTTGAGCACGGACGCGGCGGCAATGGTGTCTCCTGCGGTGCCGGTGAACGGAACGGACGGCCCGGTCGCAGCGGTCGCCGCTTTGCGGTATACGCTGACCAGCGCCGCCCATGCGGCCAGAAACTCATCGGTCGCGGTGTAGGGGTTCGACTGCTTCGCTATCCAGTCAAGATAGCCATAATGGAGATACGACATACCGGCGCTGACGTCGCCCAGCACGCGCATATTCGCAAAGCGAAGCAGCGCGCCGATGTTCTCCAGACCGGTTTTAATGGTGCTCTGATTGCGTGTGCGCAGTTCGGTCAGTGTGGGCCTGCTGTAAGGCATCGGTTAAGACTCCCAAACCCAATAATATTGCACCGTGGTGCTGGATAAATCGGGCTTCTGATAGGTGATCGCCATGTTCAGGCGGCGGGGATAAACGATCTGCGTGTTGATGGTGACGGACGCGACCACGCCGTCATCAATAAGCCACTGCAGGGCCTCTTTTGCGTAGGCCACGGCGCGCGTGGCGACGGTGGTGGACAGGCGCTGACGGCGAAGCAGCCAGATACGCGACCCGATTGGATAGTCGGCATCGGTATCGCCCCACCATCCCTTGCGGTCGGTGCCGTCGTAGTCGTCATCAGCGCGCGCCTGGCGGTCCGTAAACAGGCTGATATAAATCGCCGTATCGAGGTCGCTGCCGGAAACGAGATCCCCGCTGCCGACCTGCCAGTCGCCGGACGACTGCGAAACGTTCCAGATTGTGGTGATATCCGTCATCCGACCTGATCCTCCGTTTTCTCACTGGTTATCGTGCTGCTGCCTGTTTCAACCTCTTTGATTTCGTGGTCGTGGTCGTTGTGCGCATCGCGCAGGTCTTTCATGGAACTGATGTTCCCGCTGCCGGTGTTGTCCACAATGTCCCCGGATACCTGCAACATGGGGGTGTTCATCACGACGCCGCTCGATGCGTTGATTGTGACCGTGGTCGCATTCGTGACCGTCACGTCCTTTCCCTGCGCCTCAACTTCCACCCCGTCGGCGGTCAGCTTCACAAACATCCCGTCCACGTTGTAAATCGCCGTTTCCCCGCTGTTGAGGCCGGTCAGGCGTGAGGCTTTGTGATTGGTGCTGATAACGACGGCGCTGGAACGGTCGCCGCCGAGGCTGACGACCAGCACGTCGGAACCGGTCGGAGGTGCGGAGGTAAAACCAAATTCAGCCAGGCGCTGAACGCTCATGACGTCGAGCGGGGTGCGCACTTGCAGCGTCTGCGTGAGTTCACCGTCGGCCATGCCGGTGACGCGGCCAATACCGACAATCATTTTCAGCTGGCGATAGAGGCTGGCGAGATTCATTTATTCAGCTCCAGAATGTTTTGATAGAACTGGTACGGCTCCACGCTGAACGCCGCTGGCGGCATGAGGACCATTTCGGCCACCGTCCCCTGATCGTCTTTGCGGAACGTCACTTCGCCTAACAGCCAGACCTCATCGTTGAGGCCGAACACCGGCAGCGAAATCGGTATCAGGGTATTGGGTTCCCACAGCTTCCCGGCGCTGTCGCGCCAGCTGTCCACCGTGACCAGAAGGCGTTTTGAACGGCCATAGCGGCGATTCATTTCCCAATCGATGCACGCCTGCGCCTGCGCGTTGGCGGTCATGGTGCTTTCCACGATGGTTGTGCGGTTGCGGTAGCGCATTTTCGCGGCCTCCGGGTCGGTGGCCGTTGCCAGCGCGACCGCATCGTATGCGCTGTCGCCGCTCGCCTCGTTTATCGGGGTGACGGCCATCGATACGCCGGTGTAAACCGAAAAGCGCTCGTCCATGCTGGTTTCATAGGCCGCTTCCTGAATGTTCTGGCCCTGCTTCACGCCACTGGCGGCTTGCTTCGTGCCGACCCGGGTTAAAAACAGGCTGCCGTCCGGCTTGTCGTAATAGAGCAAGGCGGCCCAGCGGCTGATCCGGTCGATAACCTCCTGCGAGGATTCGCCCCAATTGAGCGTGAACTGCGGAACGGTGGCCGATTGCGTGACGTCGCTGGTCACGGTGATTCCGTAAGGCTTCGCCAGCCGCTGCGCTATCTGTAGCGGCGTTGCCCCGCTGATGACGTTGTTCTGCCAGGTGGCCGAGCAATCGACGAGGTCAGCGCACTTGCTGCGGCCCACCGCGTGAACGGCGTGGCGCGCGCGTGAAATCATTGGCGCCCATCGATCCACGTAGCCAGTGATGACGGTGTCAGTACCGATTTTCACCACGCAGGCATCGCCCGGAACAACCAGCTGTTTGTTGTCGCTGCCGGGGAAGTAGTCCATCAGCGACAGCTCAAAATCCGACGGCAGGTGCTCAATGCTGCGGGTCACGCGCACCGAGTCCCAGCCGGACAAGACCTTGCCGTTAATCGTCAGGGAAAGGTCATCACTCATGAAGACAGCGCCTTAAAGCTGGTCGGCATAAACGCCGGATGAATGGGGTCGGCCATCTTGACCAGTGACTCCGCGCGGGATGCGTCCTGATAAAGCCGGTTAGCGACCGTCAGCGCCGGTAACGGGCTGGCATAGGTCACAGTGACCACGCGGGCAAGGCTCGCCCCGTTCGTCTCCAGCGCCGTCACGGCATCGCTGCGCAGCGTCTGCATGGCTTCGTAAATGTCGTCGTAACCGGCATCGGCTGCCGTCAGGATGGCCGCGTCCATGACCGTCGCCACGCGGCGCATAAGCGCGGTCGCTTCTTCGTAGTTGGCCGGGGTGTATTGCGAGGCGGCATAGGCCATCGCCGAGGCGGTAAGGGTGTTAATGAAAATCGCCGTTTCGGTCGCGACCGCGCTGTCGTAAGTGTCCTGGCGATAGGTCGTATCGCTGAACCCGGACAGGCTTTCCAGTGAATCAATCAGGTCAGAACCGCCCGCGACGCTGCCGAGCATCACCGTGTAAACGGCTTGCAGGTTGGTCGAAAATTCATCCAGCGTGCTGCTGGCCGCCAGCGTGGCAATCGCGGCGGTCATGTCGGCGCTGTTCTCGACCGAGGCCGCGATTTTGGTATCCACAAGGGCCGCATAATCGTCGGTGTCGGCGGTGTCATCGGTGCTGGATGACGTGCCGGACGCGCTGCCGCCCACGCTGCCGGTGTTGTAGCGACCGTAACGCGTGCTGCCAAACGTGCTTTTCAGTACGTTGCTGAGGTTGGTCGCCTCGGTAAAAATGCTGGTGACGTCGCTGGTCCAGAACGCGACGGTGCTTTTTATCGTCTTAATCGCCTGCGACACGCTGCGCATCTCGCCTTTGATGGCTGCAATGACGCTGGCTGCAATCGTGGTCACGGTCGCGAACCATGACGTTTTGACGGTGGAAGCGGCATCGGCGGAACTGGTGATGGCGAAGACTTTCAGCCCTGACTCAATCACCGTCAGGGTGAAGCGGAACACGCGTCCATCTTCCACGCTTTCCGAGATGCGGAGGCCACCCTCCGGCACGCTGACGGTCAGCTCGCCGAGGGTGGGATGCATCAGCGTCCCTGACCCGGACGTTTCGGCGGCGGCGACCAGTGAATTTCGCTGCGTCATCACGTCCGGGGCGGTGTAAATCCTGCTGCTCTGGATAATGAAGCCGGTCAGCTGAATACGGCGCGTGCTGCGCCCCATGTCCTCAACCCACACAGAATCGCGATAGGGGTATTCGTGGACCGCCTGACGGCGACCGAACGATCCGTCACCCTGTACCACGGCGAACGGCACGCCACGAAACGAGGCGGCGTGTAAATTGTCCTGCCAGCTCCACGAATCGCCGGACTCGCCGAGAAGGCTGGACAGGGCCGAACTTACAATCGACATGTGCCTTGCTCCAGATGCAAAAAAACCGGCACGGGGCCGGTTAGGGGGTTGGGGTTAGGATGGCTGTCAGGGGAACGTCATCGCGGTACTGACTTTTGACCCGTTGCCGGTGGCGCTCTGCCGCTGGCCGGTTTTGCTGTCAATCATCGTGACTTCGACTTTTATGCCGTTCTGCTTCATGGCGTCGGTAAACGCTTTCGTCATGTCCTCCACGCTCGGGCCTGCTCCCTGTCCGGGGACGGGTGCGCCCGGGGCGCGGTACGGCGACACAATCGACGGCGTAGAAGGGGGTTGCATCAATACTGAAGGCTGGCCCGGCGTGGGCTGCTGGATGATGTTCTGAATGCGGTCAGTGGTGTAAGGGTTGTTCCCCTCCTGATTAAACAGCGCACCGAGCACGCGGGCGCGCATCCGGGGGTCGTTTAAATTCAGCTGCGCATTCGGGTCGATCCCCAGCTCCTTGCTGGCGTTGGTAATCATGCCTGTCGTGTTGTTGCCGTCACTGCGCGGCGATGCCTTGCTGATGATTTCCGACAGCGTGCGCAGCGGGTGATCCACGTTTTTCGACTGGCCGGTGTAATACAGCATCAGCTGGCGGTCTGCGGCGCTGACGCCCTCGTCACCGCTGCCAAACCGGGCGAAATTGCTCGCGCCCGGAACGGCTCCCGGCTGGCCTGCGTAACGCAGATTCCACGGGTTATTGTTGGCGACCGAAAGCGCATAACGGTCACTGACGCCCGACGGCTGAACGGTTCCGCCGCTGCCGGTTGGGCTGGTCAGGGCGCGCATGTCCTGCTGTAACTGATTCGCCTGGTCATTCAGGCCGTAGCGCACGCGAAGCTTACCCGCTATGTCAGATGACCCCGTATCACCGGTAATAATGGACAGCTTTTCACTGGAGGATAACGAGTCCATAAACGGCTTGTCTTTCCGCGCCCGGGCAATCCAGTCGGCCTGTTTGTCGCTGATTAAGCCGGTTGCCTGCTCCCACGCAAGCCCTGACGTCGGGTGCTGCATCACTTTCGCGATGCCCTTCACCCCGTCATTGACTGAACCGTCCGACAGCAAAGCCCCCGCGATTTTCTGCTCCATGCGGTTTTTCAGGCCGTCCCACGATGCGCCCACGTCGGTGATGTTGCGGTTTAGCGTCACTAAATCGGCGTTAACTTTGGGGTCAACCGTCAGCCCGATTTCGTCAGATTTGGTTAACAGGTCTTTGAGGCGAGCGCCTTCGCGCAACAACTGGAGGCCGTCAGCGTCCAGCCCCAGCGCATCGGCCACCGTCTTCTGATTCTGCGGGGACAGCTTCGGAAACACGGCGGCCAGCTGCTGCATGGTGCCGAGCACGTTGGCCGTGCCGTCGGCGTTGCGCACAATGCCCGCGTGGATCTGATTCATAATCGCCAGCGCGGAACTGTTTCGCCCCTGCAGGGCATCGTTGAAGGTTTTATAAAGCCCTTCGACGCTCCCGCGTGCACTGGCGCTGTCGCTGCCCAGCAAGCGCATGGCTCCGGCCAGCCGGGTGAAGTCCTGCACGCCCATCCCGGCGTTTTCCGCTGCGATTTGCAGGCTGTAAGCGTCCTCGGCGGCGTCACTCAGTTCGCCGCCCATGTGGGCAATCCCTTTGCCTGCGAGATACGCCGCCCCACCGGCGAGGCCCAGCTTGCCGACCATGCCGCCGAACTTGCCCGCCATTCCCGTAAAGTTACGCAGCGGCGGGACCATGTCGCCAATCAGCTGGACGTTGTCTTTTGCAAAACGCCCCAACTGGTTAAACAGCCTGTTAATGTCGCTTAACCCGTCCTTAGTGTCCTGACCGCCCAGCTCCAGCCCGTCGTTCGTTTTCTCCAGCTGCGGAACGAGGTTTTTCACCTGGTCATCAATGCGCTTCAGGGCATCGCTGACCTGATCGTCGGCGACCAGCTCGAAATCAAACCTGTTAGCCATCCGATCCCGCCCTCAGTTTGTTAATGCGGCCCGCCTGCCGTTCCCAGAACTGGAGGCGGGACCACGTCAGGCGGTCCGCATCCGTCGGACCCCATTTATAAAAAAAAGTCACTTCGGCTAACTTGTCTTCCCAACTTCCTTGTCCGGGAAGAAACGCAAGAAAGCCGTTAAGTAACGCTCTGCCTCAATGAAACGGGTGATCGGTAGCTTTTTCAGGGCGAACGGGTTCACCCCGGACAGCTCCGACATCAGCCACAGCATCGCCGCGTCTTCGCCGGACGTTTCAAACTTGGTGTAGTAGTCTTTGAACTGGAGGAACGTCGGTTCATCCAGCGTAAAGCCCTCCCACGCCTCCGACCCGTTGAAACTGGTGATCTGCTTCTCCAGCTGGACAACGAGCGGTTTTGAAATGTCAGGTTCAGCGCCTGCGTGATTAATGAAATTAAGCAGGTACGCCTGACCGCGACGCAGTACGGTCAGCTTCATTCCGTCCAGCTGCGCCACCGGCACGTTTGCCAGCAAGGCAATCAGTTTGCCGATGGCGGCGTGGGCGTTCGTGGCCTTCACGTCGGCGTAAAACGCCTCGACTTCATGGCGCAGCGGCTCGCGTAATGGCATAGGCCCTTGCGGGCCAAACTGCTGATTAAATACCTCATCCATGGGGATTAGCTCTCCGTGACGCTGATGCCTTCCCAGCGAACCGCGAAGACTGCATCCTCGCTCTTCACTTCCTGCTTGCCGACAGACCAGAGGCCGGAACCGATGATCGTTTTGCCGTTAGCAAGCAGGGCCGTCACCGAGACGTTGGTCTGGTCGTTAAAGTCGGCGACGGTGGTTCCGCCGCTGTCTCGGACCTGCGCCGAGATGTAGCCGACAACCGGCTTTTCTTTGTAGCCGTGCGGGCCGTCCATCCCTACCAGAGAGGAACGATCCACATTTGATGGACTGTATTCGAAATCAGCCGCAATCATGATGGTCACGCCGTCCACGGTGACGTTGGCCGTACCGGCGAGGCGGTTAGTGGTATCACCCATTGCTTAAAATCCTTATGAAGAGGAAGACTGGAGACGGAACTGGTTGAGCAAGGCGAAGATGCGCAGCTGGTCAATCAGCACGCCCGGCCACAGCACATCGACGCGGTTCGGGTTGCTGCTGTTCTGCTCCACAATCAGGCCATCGGCGAAGCCGCTGGAGTCCTGGACGTAGCCGTTGTATTCCAGCGTGGTGTACTGCGCGATCAGCTCGGCGCGGATGGTGTTCGGCGTCACGATGGCCGCACCGGCGGCGAACTTGGTGCCGTTGGCGGCGAGTTTCATGCGCGCGAACTTGGTGGTGACGACGCTGGACAGGAAGCGCGTGACGTACATCAGGAGGAACATCGTTTCGATCTCCAGATACGAATCGTCAGCGTCGCCGTAGCTGTTCGTCTGGTAGGTCGTGATGATGTTTTCCAGCGTCACCGTGCCGTCGCTGCTGACCGTGGTGGTCGAAATCCCGCTGTGTAGAAGGTTGTTGCGCTCGGTCAGGGTGAAGCGTGACGCCAGCGGCGGGGCCAGAATTCCGGCGACTTCCAGCGTCTGCAACGGACGACCCGGGTCATTACGCAGGCTGACCGCTGCCGCGCCCCACGCTGCCGCTGTCCACTGGCACGGGGTCGATGGCGAGTCGTACACGCCGATCAGAGATTCATGCTGGTTGTTACGCAGCTCACCCGCCGCCGTGCACTCGCCGTAGGTGCCGAAATAGGCTCCCATCGAATGGCCGTACAGCTGCGAGGCATAGCTCCAGCGGCCCGTGCTGTCCGAAAGCAGGGTTTTCACCGAGTCCAGCGAGGTCGTATCGGTGTACGGGTTCACAATGAAGTCGAACGCCTTGTCGCCGAGGTTATCCAGCGCGTCATCCAGTGACGGGGTGCCGGTGCCGCCGCTCATGGCCGTAATGGTCAGCGCCATTCCGGTCGGGGTGGCTTCACCGCCCGCCGTGCCGAGGTAGTTCAGGCGCATGTCGATGTTGTTGCCGTGCGCACCCTTGTTTTTGGCCGTGACGGTAATCACGCCCGCCGCAGCGGTCGCCGTGACCGGCAGCGCGGTCGCCGCGTTAATGGCCGCCGCAAGGTCGGTTGCGATGGTTGCCAGCGTGTCGCTGGTAGTGACGGCAATCTGCACGCGCGTCCCGCCGATATACAGCGACAGCGTCCCCGCTGCGGTCGCAACGGAGGTCACGGTCAGCTTGCCGGTGGCCGCCACGGTCGCGGTGCCGTCGGCAATCGGCAGAATGTAGATTTCGCCCGCCGTATCGTTGGCGAGATACGCGGCCATCATCAGGTGCAGCATTGAGCCATAGCCGCAGACGCCGCCCACGGTGGACGCGGAGGACGCGAGGAACGGCACGCCTGCGGCCTGCGTGGCCGTATCCAGCTGCTGCCCGATAATCAGCGTCAGCTGCGTAGCCGTGGCCGAGTTGGCCATCGAGTTGTCCATCTCCGCATAAAACAGCGGGGTGCGCAGGGTGCTCGGTACGTTAGAAAATGCGACTGTCATTAGCTGCTGGCCTCGGTGGTGGTTGAGGTGTCAGCGGTCGCTGCGCTGGCCGTAGTGGTCGCGCTGGCGGTGCTGGTCGTGGTGCTCGCTGCCGCTGACGTGCTCGCCGCTGCGGTGCTGGCCGTGGTGGTGGTGCTGGCGGTGGTGTCGGTCACTTCCACCACGTCGCCGTCGCGCAGGCGGCGACGCCAGAACGCGTTAAGCTCGACCTCTGCGCCGTCTGCGGGCAAAAGCTGGCCTTTGACGGGGTCACGCACGGCGCGCCCGTCAGCGGGTTTTAATTTCATGGGTTGGGTTCTCGGTTATTGCGGGAGAGTGGCGTCGAAGCCGGTTTGTGTGGTGCCGTCTGCCTCGCTGACGCGCAGGCCGATTGTTTCAAGCGGACTGGTCGGAATCGGATAGAAGTCCTCCGGCCCCTGGTAATACTCCACGTCGATTTCGTAGGTCAGCTGTGCGATGTGGCCATCGCCCCCTGCGTCTACCTGAATTGCCGAGCGGATGTGTTTGTACTGCTGCGTGACACTGGTCAGCTCGTAGCTGTTGATAACCGCCCGTTCGACCTGCTCGCGCAGCGTTTCGAGCGCCAGTTCGGCCAGCTCCGCCCCGTCACTGGTCGCGCTGTCGAACTCTTCCAGGCGCCCGGTGATGCGCACCGTGGTCACGGCGTTGAATTGCGGGGCGTTGCGCCCTAATGACTGCTTTTCATCAAAAGGCGTCTGCACCAGTAGCACGGGATAATCTTCGCTACGGGTCGCCCAATCGCGCGGGGAATAAACACGATCCCCGGCGTCGGTCGCGGCGGCTTTAAGGGCGGCCACGACCAGCGTGCGGATAGTGGCCGCATTCATGATTTCACCCGGTTCAGTACCAGTTTCCGGCCTCCATGGCTGTCGGGCTGGACGTCAGCGACTTTAAAAATGGTCGCCACGCTCACCACAAACAGCATGTCGCCCTGCACCGGCAGCGCACGCCCTGCGGCGGTAAACTCCCCGTCACGCACGCCCAATACTGCGTGCGTGGTGTTGATCGTCGGGTCGCCGTCGTCGAGGGGTTCCACTTCCTGCGTGTAAGGCCGGTCGAAAATGCCAGAAATGTCGAAGGCTGCCCCGCTGGTCGGACGGTAGTTGACGGGTTCGCCAAAAGTGTCCTGTAACGGGGACAGCAATTCACTGTCCCAATCGACGGCCATGGTCAGCGCACCTGTACCGCACCGCCGCTGATGCTTACGCGGGGGCTGGCCTGTGCGGCGTTCTGGAGGTCTTCCAGATAGTCCACAACACCGCGTGCTTTCAGGCGTTCAGCGTCCACGCGGGGCAACTCGACAGCTGAGTTTGCGGGGTGCTGCTGGCCGTTGTGCTGCACGTGCTTTTTCGGGCGCACGACCACTTCAATAAACGCGGGTAATTCCGCGTCTTCGTCGCTGTCGTCGCCATCGTCAGGCGGGGTTGGTGTGACAACGGCAGAATCCGCGCCGGATTCGCCATTTGCGGCGATTTCAGCGGTTTCCTGCTCCGTTGGGTCGATGGTTTCAGCCGACGCCGCAGCGTCGGTCTGAGCGGCTTTTCCGGCCGCTGCGGTTGTGCGCGCCATGGATTACAGAACCACGGCAGCAAGGCAGGCGTTAACACGGCTCGGGATGACCATCGGGGCTGACTGCATCATCAGGAAACGCTGCGCCGGGTCGTCCTGTAACCACGTTTTAGGCGCGAACGCCATTGGGCCATAGTTAAACGCCGGGTCCATGATTGCGCCGAATGCGCGGGTGCCCATCAGGTCAGGACCGGACAGCAACACCGTACCTTCAGCCAGCATCGGCTGCTCGACGCCGTTTTCGTCGATGTACCAGTCGTTATAAATCCACAGGTCCAGCTGACCCCAACGGCCTTTGTAAATCGCGCCGCGCTCGATCTGCGTACCCGGGTTAATTACGTTCCCGTTCTGGCCGAGGCCCGGGAAGATGATCGCGCCTTCCAGCGACTCATCCAGCACGAACGCGTCCCATGCGGAGGACTCAAACACCAGATCGCGCGCTACGCCGCCCGACTTCTGCAGGATGGTTTTCACCCAGGCGTTAACGTGCGCGGTCGGCTTGGTGTACTTCTTCGCGGTGGTGGTGGTGTTGCTCCACAGGTCATCACCGGAAAGGTTAACGGTCAGCGCGCTGTCGCGGCCAAAATCGACCACGGTCGTCTCGTAGCCTTCGCCTTCCACGGTGACGCTGCCGAACTGCATCGCCTGATTGCCCATCCACTCCAGGCGGCGATAAAGCATGTCCACCTGATCGGCCATTTCGAACATCATGTTCAGCTGCTCGCGCTGCGCGGCGGTGTACTCGCCGCCGATGCGCTCACCAATCTGGCGGCGAATCGGTTTGCGCAGGTCAGGCACGCGCTTGTCTTTGATGTAAGCCGGCTTAAACGTGTTGGTCTGCATACGGCGCTGCTCGACCAGCTTGCCCGCCACCAGTGGCGACACAAACGGCGACATACGGCGCTGGCCGACGTCCACGTCGATAGACACAAACTCGGTGTCGCTGGTCACGATGTTCGGGAAGAAGCGATCAAGCATCCAGTTCTGAGAGGTCAGAAGGTTTGGCACGATGCCGACCAGCGTGGAGGTGTCAAAAATATTGGCGGTAACGGTCATAAAATTCTCACTAAGCCCGCGCACGGCGGGCAAATTTTGGACGTGCGAATCCCTGCCCGGTGAAGGGCATAAATTCACGATTCAGGGTTTAGCGGGGGCGGTTAGACGCCGGGGCCGGTAATGCTGTCCTGGAGGAAAATCGAATAGCCGCGCATCGCTTCGGCGAGGTCTTCCACGGTCCAGCTTTCGTCGTAGGTGATGCGGTTCTGGTTGAACGCGCCCATGATGTAAACGCCTGCGGTGTTGGCTGCGCCGGTGGTGTCCACCGCGTCCGCCAGAATCGCGCTAGGAACCTGTGAACCATCAGTCGCGGTGCGCACGCACTCGCTATAGTGGTTAGTCGGTTCAGACACGGTCAGCGTGAACACGTCACCGGCCACAAACGCGGTCGCGCCTGCGGTAATGGTCAGGTTCAGCTGGTTGCTGGTGAAGGCGGTTCCCACGGTGACGGTGCCGACGGCGTTGCCGTTCGGGTCGGTCAGCGCAAAACTGTCGGCAGCGGTGGCCGTCAGCTTGTATGCGCCGACCTGTGCCGCGCTGCCCACGCTCAGGGTGCCGACGGTGCCGTTGCCGGTGCCGGTCACTGCGCTGGCCGCCACGCTGTGCAGCGAGGCACGACCGAGCACGGTGCCGCGCTTCAGCGTCAGGCCTGCACCGATAACCACGGTTTTAGTGACTAACTGGACGTTGCTCGCAATCAGCTGATCGGGAATAAACGTGTCCTGAATCGCGGCGGGCTGCCACGGGTTCTGGCCGAACTGGTTAACAGTGGTCATTATTTTTTACCCTGATGTGAGTTGTAGAGGCTCACCAGCGCGTTAACGCCTGCGGCTGGCCCGGTTGGCTGTTCGGCATCCTGACCGACCTGATGGCGGGGAAGATTGCCCATGCGCTCATCGAGCGACACGCGGCCAGATTTTTTACCCTGCGGTTCCATCCCCATCGTGGCGATGTTCAGCTGCTCAATAGCGGCGCTGGCGGGAATGCTGGTTTTACAGGCGAGGTACGCGGCGAGGTCCATGCGAAGGGCGGCGGCGGGTGTGCCAAAAATCGCGGCGACGCGTTTTTTCTCCATGCGGCGACCTTTGGCCACCGAGGCGTCGGCGTCGTCTGAATCATCGTCCTGTGCCTTTTTGCCCTTGGCCTTTTTAGCCTTCTTGGCTTTTTCGTCTTCCTCTTCTTCGGCCTCTTCCTCTTCCTCCTCCTCTTCGGCCTCTTCTTCCTCCTCAGCCTTTTCCTCTTCTTCCTCCTCCTCCGCGCGCTCCTCTTCCTCTTCTTCGGCGCGGCGAGCGTTGGCGGCTTTCGCCGATTTATTCAGGCCCATCAGGTGGGCAAACGGGTTTACAAACTTCGGCATGTCACTCTCCGATAATGGCGATTAAGTCGCGGAACGCGCGGTCAGGCGGGGCGACGGCATCAGCCAGCCCCAGCTCGACGCCCTCGGCTGCGATAAAGGTCGCGGCCTGCGTTCCCCGGATGGTTTTTTCAGAAATCCCGCGATTGCGGGCGACGGTACTCACAAACAGCGCGCCCATCGTGTTCACGTCCTGCTGAATAGCATCGCGCGCCCGGTCGCTCAGTTTCTGATAGGGGTTGGATTCGGCTTTGCGGTCGCCGAAAGTGATGATCGAGACGGATAACCCGTCGTCTTTAATTTTCTGCGTCCAGTCGCAGTGCATCACGATGACGCCGATTGAACCCACGCCACCGGTGCGCGGGACGATAATGCGGTCAGCGGCACTAGCAAGCGCGTAGGCGGCGGAATACGCCGACTCGTTGAGCACGGACCAGATAGGCTTAGTGCCGCGCGCGTTGTAAATTTCATCGACTAAATCAAAGCAGCCCGCGACCTCGCCGCCCGGTGAATCGACGTTGAGCATGATGGCTTTCACGCTCTCGTCGGTCATGGCCGTTAAAAACGCCTGGCGGATACCGTCATAGCCGGTCATGCCGCTGTAGGTGCGCAGGTGGCCCGACTTCTGCACCAGCGTCCCCTCGATGTTGATAACGGCCACCGGTCCGGCCATGTCGTAACCCTTGTCGCGGTCACGGCCACGCGCGGGGCGGCTGAACTCGTCGTCGTCATCCCACATCATCGACGGCCCGTTAATCCGGGTAATGCCGAAACGCTCAGACAGCGCGGCCATCACGACCTCGGCCTTTCGCGGGTGAAGCGCAAGCGGCGTATTAAAAAGCCGCTGCGCCAGTAAGGGCAGATTCACTATTTTTCCTCCGGGTCGGTGATCGTCTTGCTGGCTTCGTCGCCTTGCAGGTACTCAGGCAGCGCCAGACCGCGCTCAACAAAGCGGGCCTGCTCAATAGCGCGCTGGTCGATAACTTCTTCCCAGTCATCGCCCTCGCTGTCGCCGACCTCTTTTTCAAGCGTTGACATACCGGCATCAAGGCCGAGGATTGCGCCTTTCTTCTCGGCGACGGGGTCCACCCATCCCCGCCCCGGCCCCATCCATTTCGCACGGCTGTAGGCGGAACGTGCTTCCAGAAAGTCGGGCGCACCCGCTGGCAGCGGCACGCCTCCGAGGGAATGCACTTCCTCTACAAAACAGGTGGCTACTGGTTGCGCTGTCCCGGTGGCAAAGTCGTGACGGCGGCGGGATAACGTTTTCCACGCTTCCAGCATCGCGGCGCGCGCGGAAGAGTAGTTAACATCAGACCAGTCCTGTGTGACCTGCTGCGTGGATAGGCCGGTGGCGGCTGTGATATTGCGCAGAACGGCGGATTCAAACGCCGCAAAATTTCCGCTCGGGCGGGCAGCATTGACCATGCCGACTTTTTCACCCGGGAAAAGCATGTTTACGCCTACGCCGCCCTGTAGTGAAATGCGGCGGTCAGCGTGGTAGTCGATGCGCTCTTCCTGATACGCCCCCAGCTGGCCGCTGTCGCCCATTGCCTCTTCGACCATCTGCTGGTCGTAGGGGGATTCTATAAACGCGCCAAACACGGCATTTAGGATCGCCGCTTCGACTTCGCTCTGATCGTATTTAATCAGCATTTTCAGGCGCTGGATGACGGGCGCGAACATGCTCAGGCCGCGATGCTGTGCGGCGCGGTCGCTGTCGAAATCGTGGATCACAATCGGGCGGCCCCACGGCGTTTCACGCGGTACGCGCTCCCATGTCATGGTTTTTTCACCGCTCCACCAGTCGCCCTGATGCGCTTTGCGGAAGTGGTACGCCACCGGCGCGCCGTAGTCGTCCAGCTCCACGCCGCCGCGAATGTGCGCCATGTCATAAACCTGCTGCGGGTTGCTCAGGCGGTCCGGGTCAATCACCTGCATTGAGGTTGCAAACTGCGCGCGGCCATAGCCCAGCCTTTCCGGCGTGTAGTGCATGACGACAAGGTTATCGCCATCAATAATTTTGTGGCGAAGCCCCAGCCGGAACATCTGCGATACGGTTTTCTTGCGTTCGTAGTCGCACCAGCGACCCTCGTCGTTTGCCCATGTGCGCCACTGCGCGGCCATGTAGCGCGCGTACTCGTCAGCCCATACGGCATCAAACGCTTTGTTGCCGGTCAGGACCTGTAATGACTGATAATCCGGCTTAAAAATCGGCCGGTATGTTGCCCCGACCGCATTGTCCAGAATGCGCGTGACCGCACCGGCGGCCCAGCCATCGTTACGGACAATGTCGCGTGACCGAGCGACGATCCGGTCGCGATAAATGTTAATTTCGTTATCGGTGGACCACAGCGTCGGCTGCCACCCGCCCAGCTGGTCGCTGAACGAGTCGGCGGCGTCATACGGAACCCGACCGGAACCATTCAGCGCCTTAAAGCCCGGGCGGGATGGCTCCAGCGGCAGGCCGTTAGCGCCGAGGATTCGAACGGGATTCTGTTTCATCAGTATCTGAACCTCACCTGATGACGACGACCGCCCGGCATTCCGAGCGCGCGCTTAACCTGCATAATGAACTGCGTCAGCTGCGCCATGCTGGTTGGCTGGTAGGCCACCGAACGCGTGCCGTCGCCCTGCGTGTAACTGAGGGAAACGGTTTTCTTTCCCATCGCCATTTCGGCGTATGCCTGCTGCGCGCTGGTCAGCATCGACTGCAACGAGGCGCGGGGCATCCCGGCAAGGATGCCATTATCAAGTGGTTGCATGGTTTGCCCTTATGACGGTAGGCGTTTAGAAAGCCGCTTACGCGGCTCCGGGGGTTGGTCCTGCTGGACAATGACGCCGGGCCGCTGAAAGCTCGGCTTTGCCGGTTCAGGTGCCGCAGGCGGGGCTATCAGCTTGTCCGGGTTGGCTTCGATGTTGTCGGCCATCCGGTTCAGTTTTAACCCCTGATGCAGTAATCCCATCAGGGCGGCGTAGTTATAGACGCGGCAGTCAAGCGCTTCGTTAGCACGACCCGAGCGCAGCTCCCACACGCGATAGATAAATCCGCCCGTGCTCTTTTTAACTGAACGCTCGGCCAGTAGCTGACTGAAGTAATTCAGGTCGCGGTCATGCGGGTAGTGCATGTAACCCGGCTGGCTTTCACCCGGCGCGGGGGCGTCCAGGCTTAGTCGGTTGCGGATCACGTCTTTCGCGGCATTAACGCCGATAATGACGGGGCGATAAGTCGCCTTGCTGCGGTTAGACGGCTTCTTGTTCGGCCAGACGGGCGAACGCTTGCCGCCGCGTGCAGACTCGCCCTTAATCGCCCAAATGCGGCGACCGATGCGGGCTTTGGCAAACTGGTAAACGGCCTCCGTATGGTGGCCGCCCGAGTCAATACAGCCCGCCATGATGGTGAAGCCGCGACCGTCGCCACGTCGCCAGACTTGCAGGAGGTAAGCGTCCAGGCGTTCCCACGGTTCGGGCGTGTCTAAATCGCCTTCAATGACTTCATAGTCAATCGACCAGCTTTCCTCGTTGCGCCCCCAGCCGACGATCTCAACTTCTAAGCGACCGTCCTGCGTATCAATACCAGCGGTCAGCAACACCACGCCATCAGGCACTTCAGCGGCGTACACTTCGCACCGCTCAAGCAGCTTTTTCTCATTCAGAACCTTATCGCCGGAATCCTCATAGGGCTGGCCCAATGTCGTGTTTATGAACGTCTGACGCCGGATCGGGTCATCCTTCACTTTTAGCCATTCGGCGACCAGCTTTGGCCATGCGGCCTTCGGGAAAAGGCTGTACGCCGTCCAGATATGAAACCCGGCGATACCTTTAAAGGGCTTGGTCGCACGCCATTCGCCGCGCTTTACCATTAACGGCAGGTCGCTATGCTTAATCACACAGCCGTTATGACGGCAGGCGTAATAAGTGGTCGCGGGCAGGCTTTCGCCGTTTTCGTCCCGGTCCCATTTCATGCCGTAATGCGAGGTGCGATCCCCCCACTCCAGAACCTGAAATTCACCACAGTGCGGGCATGGCACGTAATAGAAACGCTGGTCGCTTTCTTCAAACGCCTTTTCGATACGGCTTTCACCTTTAACCGTAGGTGTCGAACCAATGGCGATTTTGCTGTTCCAGAACGTTTCAGCGCGCTTTTTGCCCAGCGATATCTGGTCGCCTTCGTTCCCTGCACCCGATACCGGGTAGCCGTCCACCTCATCAAACAGAACGAGACGGCAGGTTATGCGGCGAAAGCCTCCCGGGCTGTTCGCGCCGATTAACGTCAGGTTCGAACCGCTCAGGAACGAGCGTTTTAAAATGGTCTGGCTGGTGTCGCGGGATTTAGCGCCGCCACCGACCAGCGCGGCAAGTACTGGCGTGTCGCGCAGCATGGGCGCGATTTCTGTCTTGCTGTAATCCTCGGCATCATCCTCGCGAGGCTGGACGACCAGCATCGGGGACGGGTCATGATGAATGTGATAGCCAATCACCATGTCCAGAATCTTGGTGTAACCCACGCGAGCCGATTTCATTACGACTACCTCATCCACCGGTGGATCGGTGAAGGCGTCCATAATTCCATCCTGAAACGCCATCGACCTGAATCGACCAGTCTGTGAGGAGGTTTCTTTAGAAAGCATCCCGTAGGTGTTCGCCCACTCGCTCAGGCGCAGCGGAACCGGCGGGGCAAGCGCTCGCCGGATTGAAATCAGTTTGCTTTTGAAAATGTGCCAGGCTGACGGGTTATCCGCTGGCGAGGTCTGCTGGTTCGCTTCCATCGGCGCTAAGTTCCTCCATTGCTTCATGGATCACGCTTTGCAGTGCGGCCACAAATTCCGTGTCATCACTGGTCAGGGCAAGCAATCGGAGGCGCGGTCCGTGTTCGGGCGCAATGGCGATAAGTCGTGTTCTGACTCGCGCATACTCCTCGGACACAAGCCCCAGCATGTCCTCAAAGGGAAGAAGCCGACCTGCTTTCTGTTCGTATTCAAGTTGGGTCAACTTGGCGTGAAAGTTGGCTTTGACGGTGCGCGCTTCGTCGAACGTCAGCGACACGCCAAACTCTTTAACTATCCGCTCGGCTACTTGGGCGGCTGACTCGTCTCCGCCGTCGCCGTCATCACTTCCAGATCCCCCGGACCTGTTACCCGAATCTGGATCGTGACTGTTACCACGGTCGCGGATAATTTCTTTTTTTTTTCGGGTTGGGTAACAGTTTTCCGGTGCATCTCTATGTTGGCGTTGGACGCCTCGACGTTCACCTCGTTCCCCTCCATAACCAGCCAGCCGCGCGACTTCCACATGGTGACAGTCTTGCGGCTGACGCCGTGGAGTTCTGCAAATTCGGCCTGATTCATGTGGCTGTTACCCTGTTACCTGTTACCCAAATTTTTGAAATTTCATAGCTAGGGAAAGAACACGGCGCGCAATGCCCGTGATTTAAAAAGGCTCAGGAGGGACCCAAACCCCACAGGGGGCCGGGGGGCGTGTGACCATGGTCGCACGCATCAACCATCCTTCGGCACGCAGATCGCGTAGTCAGGTCCGTAGGGTTGCCTCTTCAGCTCACCGGCAGCCATCACGCAAGCGCCCTGACTGCTAAATTCCGCCGTCCCGCTGTATGCCGCGTGGGAATTTGTCAGCGCGTAAAGCAGTATCCAGATGTGCATTTCATTTCCCCTGTGTGTCCGTGGTCACACGGACTCTAAAACGTCGAAGCCACGCCAGCGAACGAGGCCGACGGCTTCAGCAATGCGTTGCTGGTTGCTCTGCTTCGCCTCACGGCACTGGTAAAGCAGGCGCGCCCATGGTGCCACCGGAATAACCTTCCCCGGCTGGCGGCGAATCGGGTCGCCGGGTTTCGTCATGGTCGCGCAACACAGAATGTTGCGGTTCGGGTCCGGGTGTTCAGGCACCGGCCGCGTGGTCACAATGAAAATCTGACCGTGCTCGCCACGGCTTAAAACGGTCTTCGTCGGCTGTGCCGACAGCTTGATGCCTGCCATGTTCTGCCCCTGTGTGACCATGGTCACACGCTGTTGCGTGGAATAATCTGGTAGTGCTGACTGACGATTTCATCCAGTGACGTCGCTGCCGTGGCGGCTAGCTCAACCAGTAGCGGATGATCGGCGTTGCGCAGCTCCTGAATGCTGACCGAACGGGTTACACCGCCGAGCGGCCTGCCTTTTTCATCCGTGGCGGTCAGCTGAATAAGGACCGTTGCGGGGCGCTGTTGGTGTGTCATGGCTTATCCAAATAGAAAGCCCCGGCGTGAATCGCCACACGGCTAAACGCCGGGACGGACAGAGGCGGGGGCATGTTCGGGGTCGTGTGACCATGGTCACACGCTAATGAATGGCCGCCGCGTGCATTGCGTGACTGCTGCAAGCAGGGGCGACGGCGCTGTTTACTGTGGCGCGTTTAGCGCCTCTTGTGCCTTTTCCAGCTGGTCGCGGGCCATCTCCCACAGGTGCGGGCTGGCGGAACGCAGCACGCGCAGTAAGGCGTCTTTCTCTTCCAGATAGAGACGGGCAAACTTGGGGTCGTGCTCGACAATGCTCGCGGTATTACTAATCAGGTCGGCGACTTTAATCGTCTGAATCCAGCCCGGGGCCAGCGCAAGGCGTTCTCGGCTGGCGGCTTTACGCTCTGCGCGGTTGCCCGTCTCAAGGTCAGAGAGAAGCAACACGGCTCCGGCGATTTCCGCATCGAACATGTGATACAGCTCGGCAAACGTCACGTCCTGATCTTCAATAACATCGTGAAGCCAGGCGACCGCGATTGACTGCTCAGAATTGCTGACCGTCGCCACGATGCCCGCCACCTCAGCCAGATGATCCGTGTACGGGTTCCCGGTGTATTTCCGAATCTGGCTGGCGTGCGCGCGCATGGCGAAACGCATAGCGCTTAGTGCTTTACTCATTGCCTGACCTCTGTTTGCTGCTGGCTTTCGTGGTCACAACGCGCGGGCATTGCGCGCTATCCACGCGCAGGCCGTCATCGAGGTACATCACGTAAACCGGAATTTCATGGCTGACCGTGCCACCGGCGCGGCGGATACGGTCGGCGCATTCGTTGATCGCATGATTGCGATTGATGATGCTGGACCCGCGCCCCTCGCGAAGCTCTGCGGGCGTCAGTTCTTCCAGGTGGGGCAAAATAACGTGCATGGGTTCACCTATCGCGCGCTTGCCACTGCGGCACTGATGGCGCGGCTTAATTCTGACTGCATGAGGTTGGCGGCCATCGTCTGCGCCCGGTCAAAGTAGCCGAGCACGGGATGCACCGGCAGCGCGTCGCCAAACCGGATTAGCAGCTTTGGCGCTGACCGCTTGATGCGATCCTGATGCGTGCCGTTAGACGAGCGTTTGCGGCGCTTTGCGCCCTTCTTCCCGGTCTTCGCTTTCTTGCGCTGCCAGACGCCGTTAACGCCGTCAATCACGCCGATGAACACGTCAGGCTTGGCTTTCAGCTGCGACATTTTGTTGCGCGTCAGGTTGCCGTATTTGTTCAGCTTGATGTTTTTCGGGTTAAGCAGCGCGGCGCTGTTCAGCTTGTGCTCTCCGCCGAACTCGAACGGCTCAAGGTAGCTGGCGGCGATATCGCGGACGAACACCTTCGCGACCAGATTGTCGCGGCGCGCCCCGACCGACCCCACAGAGTTCACTGTAAAGGGCGTCGGGTTTTCCAGCTTGCGGGACAGGGCCGTCTTTTCGGCGGCCTGAATCTTTCTCGCTACAGCGGTTAGCGCCTGCGCGGTCGCAAAGGGGATTTGCTTCTTCAGCCGGTTCAGCTGGCCGGAAAGCTCTTTAATACTTGCCATGCTTCCCCCTGTGTGACCATGGTCACACGCATTGCGAAACACTAAAAAACGCCCCGTAAGGCGCTTTGTGGTGTCACACGACGACCTGAATTGCACAGCCGTTTTCGTTGAGCACTTCGGCCATATCCCCGGCATACAGGAACTGATAATTCGTCCCAATCACGCCTGATTCACACGATGCGGCAACGTCGGTAATCAGCACGGCGAACGGTTCACCCTGTACGTCTTTGCGCGGGATGTTCAGCGTCATCTCTTCGGACAGTTGCGCGCCGTCACCGTCGAACGTCTCCGGGAATTTCTGCACGGCGTCCAGTGGCAGGGCCTCGCCTTCAGCGGCGGTCATACCAATGACAGACTGATAAAGCTCGCTGCCCTTGTGGCCGATGGCAACTTCAGGTGACTGGCTGATAAGGATGGAACCGGCAATGCTCAGTTTGATGGTCAGCATGTAAAGCACTCAGTGAAAACGACAAGAAAAAAACCCGCCGTCAGGCGGGTTCAGGGTTGGCTTATCAGGCCAGCTTTTTGGCGAAGGTGATCGCTTCGTCCCAGACGTGCTCGACTTCCACTTTCGCGAATTTCAGCACTTCTTTAAGCGTGGATAATACAGCCTCCACGCGCTCATCCACGGACGAGGCCAGCGAATCCGAATCATCAGCGGCTTCATCAGATGCCGGTGCCACGGTCGCGGCAGTAACATCAGCGGCGACCACGGATGCGGAAGCATCAGAAGCAACAGCAACGGCATCAGTGGATGCGGCAGCATCAGCAACAGCGCCAGAATCAGCAACGGATGCGGCAGCATCAGACGCAGTTGCGTCGGTAGCCGTGGTATCAGTAGCGACAGTGGCGTCGGTTGATGCGGTTGCGGTCGAGTCCGTTGCAGTCGCTTCGGTAGCGGTTGCAGTTGAATCGGCTGCGGCAGTTGCCACAGTAGCGGCGGTGGTGTCGATAACGTCGTCAGGCACATTGTTCTCCTTTGTGCGGGTGAAGATGGCTTTCAGCCATGTAAGAAATTTGCTCACGGTTGCCCCTCGGTAATGGCATTAGCGAGCCAGCCGGATGACTGGCTCGGTGATGGCTTTACCAGCTGCTGTCGCTGCCCGAACTGCTGCCGCTGTCATAGCTGCTGCTGTCGTAGCTGCTACTGCTGCCGTAGTCGTGGCTGCTGTGACTGTCGTGGTGGCTGGCGTGGTAGACGCTGCCGCCGATGTTGTCGCCGCTGCCATGGTGGTGCTGCGTAACATGGTGACGCCCGCTGCCGCCAGCGCCGCCGACGCTGCCAAAGCCTGTGCCGCCGCTGCCACCGCCGCCGTGGGTCCGAATGACGCGCGGCAGCTCCTGCTCAGTCTTTACGGGGGCGTAATCCGCCGAGGCCGTAAAGGTTCGGTGTCCGGTAAAGGGGGCGTCTTCCATGGCAACAATCGCCGCCAAGTCGTCCGGCTGGTCCGGCGCAAGCGTCATGTAAAACGGGATAACCTCCGGCTCGGGATAGCGGTGCGGCTGGCGCATTGATTCCGGCACGCTGACGTGGCTCAGTTGCGCTTTACGGCGCAGCTGTGCGCGGCGTTCGGCGGCTTCCTGCTGCTTGCGCTCTCGGCGCTTGCGTAACCATCTGAACATCGGCAAACCTCCGCGCCTTAACGGCGTCCGAAACTGCGGCTGGCGTGGAACGCGGAACGCGCGCCACTGCTGAACCCGCTGCGGCTGATACTGCTGCTGCGGCTGGTGCTGAAGCTGCTGGCCGTGCTGCCACCGGAACCGGCCATGCGCGAATACCACGGACGCTTAACCGGCTGCGCTGCGGGTGTGGCAGCGGGCGCGGGGGCGCTGGTGGTGTGGTAGTGGTTGTTCACGACCTGCGTGGTGCTGGTGTGGCTGGAACTGCCCCCGCCACCTCCGCCGCCACCGCCTGACAGCATGTGACCGAGGACCATGCCGGTTAGCAGGTCGCCGCTGCTGTCATGCTGGACAACCGTCGGCTGTTGAACGTAAACCGGGGCGGGCGCGGTCACGACCGTTGCGGGGGCCTGCTGCTGGACTACCGGGGCGGCAGCCTGTGCGACCTGCTGGCAGGCCGGGGCGGTGCACTGCTGTTGCAGCTGCGCCACGGTCTGCGACAGCTGCTGGATCTGCTGCTGTTGCGCCTGAATCACATCGTCTTTGTTGTCGCAGCCGGACAGGGCAAAAGCGCCCAGCACGGCGAACGCCACTAGGATTGAACTCTTTTTCACGGGGTTAGATTCCTGAAGGGTTAAGGGGTCGCCTTGGCGGGGCTGGCCGTGCGCTGCGCGTCTTCTGCGCGGATGCCTGCCAGCTGGTTATTCGCCTTGTCGATGGTGCTTAAAAGCGGGTTAATCCACAGAACCGCCTGGCAGTAAGTCAGCCCGCTGGCGGCAGCGGAACCAGTACCGGCGCGGTCAGCGTCGGGGACAGTGCCGGGCACTGCGCCGGTACGTAAACGGTTCGCGTAGTCGAGCAGCCCGCCAGACACAGAAGCAGGGACAGGCAGATCACAGCTCGGCTCAGTTTTAAGGATCGTGCGGTATTCAATGACTTTTTCCTCGCTGGCGCTGGTGGCTTGCGTCGCGTACTGCTGCGAGGCGGCGGCCAGCTTGTTGAACGTCTCAAAATTCAGTGACTGGCTGGCGATGGTCGCCGTTTGCAGGTCGTTATCGCTTTGCAGCTGGTTGACCTTGCCCTGTTCGGTCACGACCTTGGCGTGGTAGTGAAACGCCAGCCAGCCGAGCGCACCGAACGCCAGAAGCAGCACGCCAGCCAGCGTGCCTAAAATGGCTGCTTTCATTTGGCCCCCATCATGCAAACCGTTTCATCGATATAGCGGCGATAAATCAGGCCGCGACTACGCTGTCCGTTCACATAAACCCACTGACGCATGTCGGTGCACGCCTGAGCGGTGTCACCGGCGTTCAGGTGGCGAAGCAGGGATGAATGCTGGAAAGCGCCCGTCCCGACGTTGTAGGCGAACGAGTAAAGCGCGGCGCGGGTGTAGTCATCGACCGGCACTTTCACGGCGGCATCAACTACCCGTTTCACCGGTTGAAGGTGCTTTTCTAACAGGGCATCGCACTCGCCGTCGGTGTAGTGGTGACTGCGCTGCACGTCTTTACCGGTGATGCCGTCGCAGACGGTCCAGACCCCGCCGACGTCCTGATAGGCGTCATAGCGGCGGCCTTCGACGCCGTCATGGCCTCCGAGCAGCGCTATCGCAATCGCGAACGCACCAGCCCCGGCAGCGGTCATCAGCTTTTTCATCAGCCCGGGCGGAAATTTCAGGCGCATGCATCAGTCCTCGCCCTCTGGCAGCTTGTAGCCGCGTTTAATGGCCCAGACCTTGATCGCCGCGTTGGTGACGTAAGTCAGGAAGGCAAAGGCAAGGCTTCCCATGACGCCGATGGCGGCCCACTGGTCGGGGGTTAATTTGGTTGTCAGCTGATACAGCCAGAAGCTGCCTGTACCGCACGACGCGCCATAGGCGCAGGCGTTCGCAGCGGTGGAAATCTTATCCATGCTCATAGTCTCCTCCCCACGAAAGCCGTGCGGCGGTTGTCGTGTGACCATGGTCACACAGGATGAAATGGCGTCCGGCGCTTATCTCCGGCTGTCGCTCTCACGCAGGCCAGCTCTACAGCACGCCAATAGGGGCCGTGTGACCGTGGTCACACGCAGGAAAGTGCAGGGCCGGGGGCTGGAGTCAGTTCGCGGTGAACTGCCTCAACTTCGCCCACGGTCTGCGTAAATCGTTCGGGGTCCAGTTCAACGCCGATGACCGAGCAGCCATGGCGGATCGCAGATTTGATGAATGAACCGGAACCCATGAAGAAATCGGCGAGCACGTCGCCCGGGCGGCTGCTGGCGCGGACAATGTCGTCCATCATGGCCGCAGGCTTTTCGCACGGGTGTTTGCCCGGATAGCTGTGCACCGGTGGGTAATGCCAGACGTCCAGAAAAGGCACATCTTTCGTCACGCCGAACGTTCGGCGGGCGTCGTCATACTCGCGGCGGCGAACCTCAAATTCAGCCAGGTAAATCGCGTAACGCTCTGTCAGCCGCGCATAGGGAAGCGGCAATCCTGCGTGGTCTGTTCCCTTCGCCTTAGCCTCAAACAGCGCCTGAAGCTGCGCATACTGTTCAGGCTTGGGCAGCTGCCACTGTGACCCGCTGAACCAGTGCGAACACATTTGCGTGCCTGTGGCGGCATGAATCTCTTTGGCCGTCACGCCCAGCGCGGCGCGCGCCTCCGAAAAGTAGCGGATAAGCGGGCCGAACACGTCGCGGCGTAACTCTTCCATCTTCGCGCCGTAGCCGATGCCGCCCGGGGCGGTGCTGCGCTCGCCGTAGTGGTCGGCAAAAATCACGCGCTCGGTAGACGGGAAGAACTGGCGAAAGCCCTCTTTACGGTGGCGGCCCCACGTCCCGGACGGCTTCGCCCAGACAATATGGTTCAGCACGTTCAGGTGGCGGCGCACCATGATTTCGGTGTCAGAGGCCAGCCGGTGGCCGCAGAACATATACAGGCTGCCGGTGGGCTTCAGGATGCGGCGGAACTCCACAACCATCGCCTCCAGCCAGGACAGATATTCCGCGTCGCTGGACCACTGCCGATCCCATTCGTTTTCCTTCACCCGGAAGTAAGGCGGGTCGGTACAAATGAGGTCAACGGAGGCATCAGGGACGGTTTTGATAAAGTGCAGGGAATCGGCACAGGCTAAACGCGCTGCGCCGATGGAAACGGATTCAGTCATTTGCGGGTGTCGTCATGGCCCGGAACGCGGTTGCGTGGTAGCCAGTGCGGCGGGCAAATTTCAGGCGAAAAAAAACCGCCTTTCGGCGGTTTCTTGTGTGCGGGCGTTGTTTTCCCAACTTAGAAAAAGAGTACCTGATTTATTGATTTTTTGTCAAGTGCACTTTACAAGGTGGCGAATTATTCATTTTAACCATGAAGTTACTGGCGGGGGTCAGCCCGGTAAATATAGCGAAAAACCTCCCGGGTAAGACTAAGCATCACCCCGTCCGGGCGGCGCAGCACGAACTGACCTGGCATGAGAAACACCACTTCATTCGCTGGCGTGTGCAGGCGGATACCCTGCCCGGGATACGAATTATCGTTACGGTGCTGCATCACCAGCTTGTGCCACCATGCCGGATGCTCTGAACGGATGACCGGGAAGCGATTCAGGTCCAGCTCATACAGTACGGCCTCAACCTCGGGTGCACGGGCAATAAATTTAACGGTTCCTGCTGGTTGCATGGGGTTATACCTCTAAAGCGAACTGAAGTGATAGGCGGTCCCGGGTTTCGCAGTAAACCAGCGAACCCGGCGCGTTATGCGATTCGATGCGCTCAACCAGAACGGCGGCGCGGGTTTCACGGGACGCGGGCGAATACGATCCCGTCCACGCCTTATCGATACCAATGTTCCGGGCGACGTTGGTACTGTCAGCGCTGGAGAGGGGGACTTCCGTAAAAATTTTCGGGGACAGCATTCGCAGACCATGGAGTTTTGCTATCGGCTGCCCGTGCTCGTCGGTGACGTGTCGTATCAGGTCTTTCAGACG